CTTGAAGAGCATTTAGAGTAGTATCATCGGTCTTCAAGGTTGGGTTAGGAACGATATATACTGGGTCGCTTCCACCAGGTCCGTCGTATTGTCCTAATTGTGGAAGGTAAAAACCATCACTTAACGGCGTAAGACTACCACGAAACTTGTTGCCGATTGCCTTGTATAGTTCAGGGTAATCTTTTATTTTCACCTCGCTTCCATTACACCAAAGAAAAGTAGGAGGGATAAATCGTTTCAGTCCCATATATGGAAAAATAGAACCAACAGGGAGAGGAAAAGCAGGATTAGCACACGCTTCTTCTAAACTCATCTTATATTATATCTATACATTAAAAAAAGAGTGCTTCTTTAATTATTAACTTACAAAATCCTAACTAATTAATCTACGCCTAAATCATCTATCTACAAAGTTGGGTCAATCATCAAGCAGTAAGACTTTCCACAGAAAGCAGGAGCATTTCCTCGCACCTCACCTTCGGGAGGGAAGATATTCTCATCAGTCTTGCGAGAATAGAAGGCAATACGGCAATTGCGTCCTTCAATCTTACAATCCGCCCATCTGCTTCCAAGACTTCCGTTAGACCAACCGCCGAACTTACCATTTACCTTGTGCTTGGTATGAACCAACCAAAACATTACTGCTCGTTGAGTAGTTTCGTTAAACCATTCTTTAATTTTTCTTGCTTCTTCTGCCCCAACTTCTCTTGGGTCTAATGTATGTGGGTTGAGTAGGACTGCCGTCTTATCAAAGATGTTCTCGGGAGCAGAGTTCCAAAGTTTCACGAAGACTTCCAGTTCCTTCTTACGCTTCGCAATCTGTTCCTCACCACCATCTCGTAAGAACAAGGGCATTCCCAAGTCTTTACCACTTCCGCAATCAATCACGGAACATTTCTCACGAAGGAGTGCCTTCTCTTCTGCGTTCAAGTTGTAATTATTTTCCATATCTGCTTGTTGTATATGCTTATAGAAGTAAAGCATATTTTTATTTCAATTTTATATAAAATGATGTGATGGAAATAATCTAATTATAAGGAATATAAGGAAATAATCTAAAAGTGATGAGAAATAATATAATATACTGAAATAGATTATATCATTTTGATTATTGTATGATATAATTTTAAAATTATTACCTATATAGTATAGTAATAATCTAAAATACAATAAAAAAAGATTACTTGAATTAATCTAACTTACATATTATAGAAATAATCTAACTACCTAACTACCTACATCATACCCCACACTCGTTCCAGCCATTTCTCCTTATCCATTTCTCCCATCACCCTCATTCCACCAATCTCAATCACATCAGGCAGACTGATAAATAGACGGGCGAAATCCTTACTGCTGATGCCTACCAGTTCAACGAAACCTTTCATATCTTTTGGTTTGATGGAGCGACCGCTACTACAATCATACACATTTCCCTTATCCTTCCACATATAGAAGGGCATCTTCATCTTAATCATTTGACGATGGAACTTGTCGTTTGCTTGAAGTTGTTGTGCTGTAAAAGTCATTTTGAATACTTGATAATTGTTTGCTTTGATGCTATTAGAAAATAGTGAAAATGTAAATCAATTTTTTATTGAATGATGTGATGGAATTAATCGGTTATATAAGGGAATAACAGATTAATATGATTTTATAACCGAGAGATGGTCTATTGGGATATAGATATGCGGTTTCTCGTCCCAAGACACACCTGCTCTGCTAAATGCTTCTACATCGTAGGTTTTGAACTGCTCTTCGTCATATTCTATATATGCGAGGCAGTCTGTATAATTGAATAGCAAGACTACTGGTTTATCACTTCCTTCGGTCTTGTTCTTCGTAATCATCGTGGTAGGATATGTTTTCATTTTATTCGTTCTGCTCTTGACTTCGTAGTTATACTCGTCGTCGTAGTAGTCATATTTAGCATACCTACCTTCTGTTGCTTGAACTTCTCTGCCGAAATGCTCTCGTAAGAGTGGGAGGAGTTTCACCTCCTTTGCTTTTCCATATCTGTATGAGTTCTCCCAATTTACCATCTATACTATAACAAGATTTTTATTTTCCCTAAATGTTCCGCAAAAATAATCTAACTATATAGAAATGACGGACAAGTCTATAAAAGAGAGAATTGGAATACCGATGACGAACTTTGACCTTGAAAAGTATTTAGCAATTAATCCAAGCGACCTTATCAAGTATAGTGAGTTGAGTGATTACAAGTCTATTGAAGAATTGCTCCCGAAAGAAGATAGTTTCAAGGTTCTCCTGATTGAAGATAAATATAATAGCGGTCATTTCGTAGGACTATTCCGTTTTGGTAAGACGATTGAATACTTCAACTCATACGGAGAGAAATATGATACGGACTGGAAGTTTATTCCAAAAATGGTTCGCAGAATACTCGGTCAAGCAACCAACGACCTAACACGATTATTTAAGAAAGCAGTCAAGGACGGGTTTAATGTAGTGTGGAATAGCAAGAAATTACAAGTATTAGGTGATAAGATACAGACTTGCGGACGATATGTGGTAATGCGAAGACACTTGGGACAGATGGGATTTACCAAGTTGGACGACTTTATTACCAAGTTAGATGCCCTACGAGAACACAACAAGAAAGAAAATGGTGGTAAATTACCTTCCTACGATTGGATTGTATCCAAGTATATTGATTAGTGTAGAGTGTATGGTGTAGGGTTATTATTTATTCATTACAAGAGAATTGTCTTGTGATGAATTATTTTTTCAACTTGAACTGAAACCTACCCTACACCCTACACCTTACACTCATTCACGATAGGTCTTACCGCTTCTTGTTTTTGCTTTGGATACAGAGAAACCCAAGTCTATTGGTGTAGTGTCGCAAGGAACTATATTGAAATCAGGTGAAGGTCTATATTTATTCTCCAATATATCTGTGATAGATGTTTCAATAGCATTTCCTCCAATATCGTAGGCAACAACCATCTTCGCATCTTTATCATCGTGCGTGGTAATAGTAAAAGTAGCGTCCTTCAATTCAGGTAAGGGAGTTGTATTCATTTTGATTTCCCTTTTGAGAACAGGTTTTTCTAAACCTTCTGTCGGCATTATAGATTAATGTGAGAAAAAAATCTACATACTCATTTTTAAAAATCCGTGAGATTTTGGTAATACATATCCACTACCACTTGGAATGTGGTCTAATACATCAAAATCTAATGGTTGTCTGTCTAATGAATGTGGTGTAGGTATTTCAGGTATGTTTCCTTGTTCTCGCATTAGGCGGTTGTGTTCTGCGTTGCTTAAATTAATTCTTGGGTCATCGGCGAATGCTCTATTCATTCTCATTCGTTCGGCAGCTTGTCTTCCATATCTTCGCAATTGTTCTAATCCCCTTCTGTGTTGTTCGTTGGAAACTACTCTGTTGTAGAGTTTATCTTCCCAAGCACCTCCCGTAATCTGTAAGTCAGCATACACATCATCAGGGTCTTTGAAAGGGTAAGCACCCGCATCGTATCCACTACCTACCACTATTCCTGTTCCACCAGCATCTCCATCATTATCAGGATTAAAAAGGTTCATCGCAAAAGGACTTCCAAAATTAATTCTTGGTCTTTTTTTTGCTTTTGCCTCTCTTTTCTTTCTGTCTTCTTCGTCCATCTCTGCTATTGTCTGTTGTTGAATAGTTCCTTCGGGAACTCCCATCATCGCTTCAACCTCATCATCACCTCTTCTTGGTTCTCTGCCTGAAAGGTATGAACCTATTCTACGGGATAAATCTTGTGGAAGTCTGTCGTTAAAACCACGAGCGATATTTTGGTATGTTTCCAAATCTCGCTCTTGCCCTTCTCTTCTTTTTTTCATTCCTCGTGTTTCTACTGCTCCACCCTTTTCCAATACATTCTTGTAAAAGTTCGCTCGTTGTAGCGTCTTCTTGGCGAACTTCGCAGGATTAGAAATTATATGGTCGGCAAACTCACCCAAGTCTTTTACTCCCAGTTTCTTTTTGGAAGCGTTAAACTGCTTGGTGAATGACCCCCATTTCATTTTGTCGTAGTCAATCTCGTCGCTCATTATACTATATCCACCTATTTTTTTTTCAAACTTCGGTAAGTTTTCCTTGCCTTTGATGACTTGTTTCCTCGCAATCTGTTCCTTTGCTTGTTTCGGGTCTATTTCACTTGCCGTTAATGGTGTATTTTTTGATATTCTTTTGGTAGGACGATACACAGGGTAATCCTTACCGCCAATATCTTCCCACTCCTCTTTGAACCAACGAGTTAGTCCCTTCTTGGTTTTACTGCCTAAATACTCACCACCCCGCTTCTTGTATTCTTTGACTATCCAGCCACTCTTGTAGGCACTCGGTTTCTTATATTTTACATCTGCTTCTGCTTTCACCTGCTCGTAGAGTTGTTTATTTTTCGGTTCGCTCATTAAAATAAGCAGAGATAATAAACTAATGTTGCCGTATAATATATGTTTAGCGAGGAAGAACCAATCCTTACTGAAAGTGAAAACTATTGCTTGTTCCCCATACAATATAACGATATATGGAGTATGTATTCTAAATCGTTGGAATGCTTTTGGAGAGCAGAGGAAATAGACTTATCCAAAGACCTTGATGACTGGAATAATAAACTTGATGATAATGAACGATGGTTTATCAAGATGATACTTGCTTTCTTTGCTTCCAGCGACGGAATAGTTAATGAGAACTTGGGTAGTCGTTTCTTCAACGAAGTCGGTATTCAAGAGGCAAAATGCTTTTACGGATTTCAAATTGCGATGGAGAACATTCACGCACAGACTTATTCCGTATTGATAGACACCTACATCAAGAGTAAAGAAGAGAAAGCAAAATGTTTCAACGCTATTAACGAGTATCCTTGTATCAAGAAGAAAGCGGATTGGTGTTTCAAGTGGATTACAGATAAGGACACCAATTTTGCTACTCGCTTGATTGCTTTTGCTATTGTGGAAGGTGTCTTTTTTAGTGGAGCATTCTGCTCTATCTTTTGGATAAAAAAGCGGGGATTGCTACAAGGTCTTACTTTCAGTAATGAACTAATTAGTCGGGACGAAGCACTTCACACCGAGTTCGCCGTGTTGCTTTATTCCAAACTGCGTAAGAAAGTGGAGGAGAAAGATGTGATTGAAATATTCAAGGAAGCAGTAGAGATTGAAAAGGAGTTTATCTGTGAGGCGTTGCCTTGCCGATTGCTCGGTATGAATAGTAAAATGATGTGCGAATATATTGAGTTCGTTGCTGACCGCTTGGTATTACAACTGGGATATAATAAAATATGGGGAACGAAGAACCCTTTTGCTTATATGGAAATGATTAGCGTAGAAGGTAAGACTAATTTCTTTGAGAAGCGTGTGAGCGAATATGCTCTCGCAAGTAAGTCTAATATTGCTGACGATAGTGTGTGGAACTTGGACGCAGTATTTTAGTGTAGGGTGTATGGTGTAGGGTCATTATATTTTCAAGAGCAAAAAAATAATGGTGATGGGTTGGTTTTGTTGTAAGTGAATAAAATAGCACCCTACACCTTACACCTTACACTCTTGATATGGGAAGGTAAAGTGTTCTTCATTATAACAATCATCAAGGGTTTAATGTATCCAATCTTGTTAGGGTCATCATCAGTTCCGTCATCATTCAAGAAGCGAAACCCTTTTAATGGTTTCTTCAAGAAACGGATTTCCACATTATCTCTCTTGTAAAAATAGTCGTGAAAATATTTTGTGTGAGTAGATGCGGGTAAAAGAAAGACAAATGTGCCGAATGTGGAAGCAGCCTTCTCTACAAAGTTGCCTATTTTACTATCAAATAGAGGGTGAATGTATGCTACTTCTCCACTCCAATCGTGGGACAGAGCATCGTTCTCTGCTGTGTAATACTTGGGAAGTAAATGGTTCGCATCACTCGCACAAGCATCAAGAGTAAAGTCAAACTCCTTACTGATTTCCTCCCAAATATCTACTGGTGTCCGTAAGTATTTCATACTTTTAGAACAACTAAAAGACAAACAATTCTTTTGGTTTTTTCTATTCATATATTATAATGGAAGAGATTATTTCCAGTATAATATGGATTATTAAATTGTTGTTGGCGAATGTAATGTGGGAATGGTTTCGTATTAGTCTTTAATCGTGCTTAATATAATGCTTGGAAGCAGTATCTACACTTGTTCCCATCTCCTTTGCGTCCTCTTTTAGTTCTTTTGCTTGGTCGCCGTATTTCTCTGTTAAATAAATGTTTCTCAACATACTTGACCCAACTTTCTTACCAAATATGCGGTTTAATGCTCTCGTCATTTCCGTAGATGTAGTCATCGGTTTCCCGTCGTAAGTCATTAAAAAGGGAGTGGCGTTGCCGTTCTTAATTCCCTTTGCGTCGGGGTGGAACTTCAAATACACTTTTAGTAATTCTTTCAAGTCATCAGGAATGTCTATTACTTGGGTCTTGTAAGTCTTCTGTGTCTTGAAATTATTAAATATCCACTTCCAGCTCTTCATATCCAAGTAGTTATATTTCTTATCATCAGGAACGCTCTTGACTACGACCATATCCGTATAATCTTTGTTTCGGCGAGGTGCTTGAAGACAATACAGACCGAGAATAACTGCGTCTAAAAGTTCCTTATATTCCCCTTCACTAATCTTGCGTTTCCCTTTAATCTTGGGAACTATTTCCATTAGGTTCTCACACTTGGAACTGACGGCATCTTGGGACAACCAATTATCTTCTTGCTTCTCACTCTTGGCGTTGTTGGTTTTGAGAGATTTATTAATCGCCACTAACATATCGTAATACTTGTTATACATTCGTTTATACTTGGGTTCAGGTCTGTCTTTCAAGGAAGATACAATCGCAATAATGTAAGTGCGTTTTGTGTTGTCCTTTAATCCTTCCAACTTCTCCATTATTTCAGGTTTCGCTAAAAAGTTAAGGTTCTTGATGTCCTTGCCGTTATTCAACTTTGTTAGGTTGAAGGTGTATAGTTTCCGTGATGATGCGGAAATATCAGGTTTAAACTCAAATGGGTCAAAAGAGGAACTCATCTATATTAATCCAGCAGATTATTTTTTGGGTTCAAACTCCCTAAATAAATCCGTTTTTGGATTATAGTGTTGGGTAAATACGCAATCCCAATTGCGGTCGTAGTGAATGTAGATTTTCTCTCCCTCATCATTTAGTTCAATTATAGAAATGAAGAAGCAAGTTTTTTTGTCGCACATTTTATACTAAATCGTTAGATTATTTTGTATCCCTATATTATAAATGAGTGGTTCTTACTATGTCTTAAACGCCAAATACAACTCCCTACTTGCTTTAATTAGCGGGGGAGGAGGAGGTGGCGGAGTATCTAACCCTATGACGAGCGACCTAAACGCTGGTGGTTTTGATATTACTAACGCCACCGATATAAATGCTGTTGATTTAAATGCGAGTGCTGACCTTACTGCTAATCGTGTGATTGCGACCAATTTAGTTCAAGGAGCAGAAATAAATGCGACTGATAGTTTAATCGCAACGAAGTTTAACAATACCGAAGCACCTTCGTATGCTAATTTAGGAGCAATTGTCCCAGCTACTCAATATGAGATTGCTACTATTACACCAAAAGCAGATGCCGAAGGTAGTATTATCGGTGTATTGAGGGCATTAGATAGTGGATTGAAGCATCAGGTCTTCTTTCAAGTCATCGCATACGCAGATAGAGCAGTTATTCGTATCTTGAATAATGTAAGTGAAAGCGATACACCTATTTTCGTGTCGTTGGAATACGGAGAGGATAGTGTTGATGCTACGAAAAACTCCTTAACTTTTACTTGTGGAACTCCAAGTGCTACTTGCGAACTTGCTTTCTACCAAAATCAAAGTGATAAGGGAACAGGGTCGTATGGTAGTCCTTTTGTTGGGACTGCGGGTGCTGTTATTGCTACACATTCCACTACCTATTCTACCCAAACCCTTTACAACCAAACATCAGGAACAAGTGCTAATTTCCGTGTTGAAAGTAATCTCTTTGCTGACGATACAGACACCAAAACCTTACAGACAAATACTCTTGCGACTTATACCAACCCTGAAATCCAATTGGTAAATGATATGAACCTTGTTTCTTCTTCAAGTATCAAACAAGCAGTATCCGTCCAAACAAACAACCTCGTAAGTGGCGGAGCATTTCCTATCCAAATAACAAGCGACACCGATTTCCAAAATAACTTACTCGTAAATAGTGTTGATGATTTCTTGAATATTGATGAGAATATTGACTTACAAGCAACAGGACACGGAATAGTCAATCTTACTGCCTTGACTGGAACAAATGCGGGAGCAGACGCTATTGCGATGAATAGTGATGTAAATATGAGTAATAACGCAATATCAAATGTGGATAATATCAAGACGGATAGTATTTTTGAGAATACTGTGGGTAATGGTATTACTATCCACAACCAAACCAATATGACGAATAATAAAATCATCAATCTCGCAGCCCCAACCAATAATGGAGATGGAGCAACCAAATTATATGTGGATACTGTTGCGGGGAGTTCAGGAGTTCAAAACCCGATGGTTGCTAATCTTGATGGTGGTAATTTCAACATTACTAATGTAAATGGAATGACCGCTACACAATTATCATCAGGAGCAGGAGGATTAATGACTTCAAACGGAACATTCCAACACGGCGGACTTTCGTCGGGTGATTTCGGTGTGGGAGGACAGACGATTACTTTCGCACCAGGCACTTCTTTCAAAATAAAGAACTTTGGACTTTCTACAACTTACTTTGATTACGACCAAGCAACTAAAACTCTTACTACTGAAAATGGAGCAAGACAAGAACTCGCAGGTGGGGCAACGATGGAAGTGAAAAGCGGTGCTGAAATTGCTGTCGCTACGGGAGGTAAGGTTGATGCCTCACCAGGCGGTTCAATTGTATTTAATTCAACCGCAGTAGCACCAACTAATTTTGGAGAATTGAATATGCTTGATGTAAGAGGACTGGGTATTACCAACTTACCCCAATCATTTAGTCTTGTGGATACTGCTCCTACACCCCAAGTATTCGGTTGTTCTACTATCATTAATAGTCGTTTTGATGGAACAACTATTCCTTTTGATACGGGGACTTCGTGGGATAATAATAATGATGGGACGCTAATCTACGGAGTTGATAGTAATTCTCTCGTCTTTCAAGAAGGACTACCTACGGGTGTAAATAACCACGATAATAATCAGGTTGTTTTTAATGGTTGGTTAGTCGGTATTGGTGCGAATAATGCTTCCAATCTTGGAGGTTGGGTATGTAGTGGTGGTGCTTCAATAGAAGTGATTGGTGCGGTCGCAGGACCTTTTCCTGTTCCTTGTATTCTCGGTGATAGTTCTTCTGCTTTCAATCAAGAGAACAGAATATTACCACAAGCAGGTTGGGTTCGTGCCGATGAAACAAACAGAGGTGGTATAGCACTCGCAATACGATTAAATATTCCAGTAGGCGATACGATTAATGTCCTTGACCCAGCCAATCTTGCTGTAAATCTAAATAAAATCATCATTCAGGAAATACCAGTCGTATAAGTAATCTAATCATCATATAATAATGTGTAGTTAATATATGATGGAGGAGCAAGATAGATGGACGACAGAGGTGGAGGAACTCCTTGAAAAATTACGAATAAATTGCGTTAATTTAAGTGAATATCACCGCAAACGCTATTACCATTTCAAAGGATATGGTAAATATTTTAGACTGCCCTTGATTGTGTTGGCGAGTATCAACTCAACGGCATCGGTCGGTCTTCAACCACTCGTGGAGCAACCTATCATCAGCGGAATTACCTGTATAATAGGAATGCTGATGGGAATTATTTCCGCATACGAACTCTATTTAGGCATTCAGGCAAATATGGAACTTGAACTAAAACAGAGCAAAGACTTCTACACTTTAAGTATTGACCTATTTAAGACACTTTCCTTACGAAGAGAGAACAGAGGAGAAGGAGGAAAAGATTACCTACAAAAGAAATACTCTCAATATATCAAATTAGTTGAAGCATCTAACCTTCTCAAACGACAATTGAAAGTAGATACACTCACTACTATTCCACCTGATTTTGTGGATTTAACACCAGCCAATAGCGAACTCAACTTGGACGAACCGATGCCTTCTGTGTATCATCAACCAAGACCGAGTATTGAAGGAGGAGGTTTCTCTCTCATTCCTCCAAAAGAATTGGAACAATTACAAGACGAAATACCGAATAATGAATTATA